CTTCGATGAACCCGTTTTCTATTTCCTGCTTGCGCTCCACCATCGCATCGATCTGAGGCTTAAGATTCTTTAGCTCTTTCGCCAGCTCCACTTGCTCATCAGTGCAGTCAATCATTTGGTGGTGGGCCTGCGCCAATCGAGCCAAGTTTGCACGGCACCCCTTCGTTGGGTCTGACGGTGGCGTCTCATCCCCATCAACGTATCGCTTCCAGAAGTCGATGCCCGCTTTCACAAGGTAATCAAACCGCTCGGGGTCAGCGTTGATGACGTAAATCTCCGGAAATTCTGTACTGCTAAAGTGGACAGCAAGAACGCAGGCGGGTGCGCCAGTTATGCCGCAGTGCCAAATGCACTGATCTTTGTAGCCGGCATGAACATCGTCAGTCCACTCTTCGCCGTATAGCTCCCGGTCTGCCCGATAGCCTAGCTTTGTCTCAATGCAGTACAGCGGCTTGCTGTGTCGATTGGTTTCCACTGCAATGAAGTCAGGCGTGTCGCGAAACCGAACACCGTCAATCTCTTTGGTGTACGTCTTCCCTGGCTTCAGAACTACGTCGATACCGTGATGATGTAACTTGCGATGAACCATCTTACCGAGTGCCTCTTCCATCAAAAGACCTATTTCCATATAGGTGCTTGCAACATCCTTCTCTTCGCCCTTCTTGGACATCTGGACATTATGAGGACCGCGAAAAGTACACGTCCCTACAATTGACTTGATGTCGCTGGAACCTATACAGTTTCGGCGCGACCAGTATTCTGCCTCTGTTATTTGTTCTTCTGTCTTTACTGCTTCCATAAAAAAATCTCCTTTTGGATTAGCTGATATCTTGACGTTAGCATCAGTTGCTGTTACCGTCAACCCCATAACCTAAACCGTGGAGAAAAAACATGGCAGAACAAAAACAAAGATGGGAAAAAGTGGCGGCTCTCTGGAAGGGCAAGAAGGCCGGAGTTTTGACGGGACAGCTTGAGGGTATCCTTGGCGTGATGCTGAACGGGCGGCGTGTCGTACTGCAAGAGAACGACAGAAAAGAGGGCGACAGCCATCCCGATTTCTTTTTAAGCCTGGCTCCCGAAGACGATGAGCAGCAAGGCAATTCAGGCGGCGGCAGTTCAAACAACTGGTAACAATAAAGGAGCTAACCCAATGAGAGACACAAGACTAAGGCAAGAAGAAAAGCCAACAAATTACGGGATGATTTTTGCGATGGCCTTAACGGTCGTCGTTGCAGTCTATTCCTATCTGGTGAGCAACCCCCAGGTACTGGCAAGGGTGCCGGGGTTTGCTCATTATGAGACGCATCACTATGAGAAAAGCAACGAGCAACGCCGCCGTGACGCTCATAAGAAAGAGTCAGAAGAGCACGCGCATATTAGCGACGTAGACCGCGATGCGCTGCGGATGTTGCTGGAGGCGTCAAGATGAGCCGGAAAGATGAACTGAAGGAGTGCCGCAGTTTGATGGCTAACCTTAATACAATAACTATCCTTGCCGCTGAAGCTTTCGGGTCTTCAAGTGCTCACAATGCTGTCGAGCCCTGCGAGCTAGATGAGATTGTTGGTAAGGTTTACGCGCAGGCCGTGGATGAATTGCGGCAGGCGTTCAGGACGCTTTCTGTAGTCGAGGAACACCTTGAGCCTGCGGTTAAGCGCCGCCAGCTTCTTGGTGGTATCTTTAGGCGCAACTCGTAATTGCGCGGGGTAAACTTAGAAGCGGGAGGGGATCATGCTTTTAGGAATCTTTTTTGTAGTAGGCATTGGCTTCTTGGGTTGGTGTGCATTTGCCGCCAGCTCCAAGGAGCGTGATATTAATAGACGCATTGCGTCAGAACTAAATCGCACGGGGGCTTGGGATGAACATTCAAGAAATCCGAGATTCTGGTAGGCCAATCGCCTGCTCAGTAAGCGGGGGTAAGGACTCCGTTGCAATGGCTCTTTGGCTAAAAGAGAACGGCTTAGAAGAGTCCAACGATGTCCACTATGTTTTTGCCGATACCGGCTGGGAGCATCCCGCCTTATACGAATACATCGAGGACACGGTTAAGCCATTGCTCGGCGAGCGCTTTCATCGCGTCGTCAGTAAAAAATATCCTGGAGGGATGCCGGATTTAGTGGTTTCAAAGGGAGCAATGCCTAGCCGCATGTCGCGATTTTGTACAGAGCAATTAAAGAAGCTACCTATACGAGATTATATCCGGGGCTTAGGCAACGACCCTTTACCGATTAACGCGGTAGGGATTCGGGCAGCCGAAAGTAAGGCCCGCAGTAAAATGGACAGGTGGGAGCCTGGTTCTATTCTGGGAAAAAATTTGTGCGACACTTGGCGGCCCCTGATTACGTGGGTCGTGGCCGATGTTGTTGAAATCCACAGACGTAACAATATTGCCCCCTGCTCTCTTTATTTAAAGGATAAATACCCGAGCGAGAGGGTGGGGTGTTGGCCCTGCATCATGTCGAAGAAAAGCGAGATTCTCGCCCTCGTTAAAACTGACCCTGAGCGTCTAACTCAAATCAGGACACTGGAGGAAAAGGTTGCTGAAAAGGCAGCCGAGAGACTGGCTAAAACCGGCGAGACATTCGAGAGCAGGGGGATAGGCAAGCCCTCATTTTTCCAAGCAAAGACAGGCCGGACTGGTGAATGCTGGCCGATTGACAAAGTGGCCGAGTGGGCAAAGACAGAGCGCGGGGGGCATCAATACGGGCTAGAGCTATTCCTTCCCGCAGACCCATCAGAGCGAGGCTGTCAGATGTGGGGCCTCTGCGACGTGCCCGATGAGACTGGCGAATTTAACCCATAAAATGAAAGAGCTAACATGAACTATGAAGAACTAAACTTTTTACTGTCCTTTAATTACGAGCCCCTTGGCATTATCGCGCTGTCGTTGTTGGTTATGGCCGCCCTTCTACTTATCTTTCTTTCTGTTCGCAGCTTCATCCAGCAGCATGACTTGGAGCAACTGCAAAAGCGCAGGGCCGTGCTGCTCAAAATAAAAGAAGACGAAGACCGTCAAGATTATTACCGCAAGGTTCTTCTGTCCCGCATAAAAGAGCCTGACTTTCGGCGGCTGGTATGACTTTTACCTTTAGTGTTTTGGGCCTTCTTGGCGTCGTTATAATGGGGCGGGAATTATACGAGCGTCGTGCCCGGAACAACAGGAGGCGGCGACCGTGAAAATCGGAAGCTTGTTCTCTGGGATCGGTGGTCTTGAGCTGGGGCTTGAGGCTGCCGGTTTAGGGGAAACCGTTTGGCAGGTTGAGAAAAATGAATATGCGCGTCGGGTGCTTGCGAAGCATTGGCCCGGAGCAAAGAGGTTTGATGATGTCAGAACAGTTGGAGCTGCTAATCTCGAAAGAGTTTCTATCCTCGCGGGTGGATTCCCCTGCACAGACACCTCAGTCAGCGGCCAAGTCGTCAGGAACCAGGCTGGTTTGGCTGGCGAGCATTCCGGCCTTTGGCGGGAGATGCTTAGAGTTTGTAGCGAGTTACTGCCTCAGTTCATTATCGTGGAAAACCCGACAGGGCTCCTTACTAACGCCAACGGAATTGGAACCGTTCTCGGGGGATTGGCCAGCATCGGCTACAATGCGCAATATGACACTCTATCGAGTTCGGCGGTCGGTGCCCCACACATTAGGTTTAGGGTTTTTATCATTGCATGGCGAGACGTTCCCGACGCCGACTGCGCGAGACTACCGCAGCGGGAAGGGCTGGAAGGACACTGGGCACACGCCGCAGTTACCGGAGGTGCTAGGTGGGACCGTGAACCCGGAGTTTGCCGAGTGGTTACAGGGGTTCCCAATCGGGTGGACCGAGTTAGATGTTTAGGTAATGCTGTGACGCCGGCTGTTGGTTATCAGGTTGGACTCGCCCTTAAAAAGATGATACAGGAGACTGCCTCGCCCGCAGCAGCGTGAGATGTGCGAATCCCTCAAACAGATTTTTACGTTTTACTACACTTAGGGCGGGGCACCAATCCCAATATGACTAAGATAAAAACAAGCTATTGTCAGGGATGTATTCGCACAGAAGTTCCCTTGAAGCTTACCCTGGCGGATGGTCGCCCCTTCTGGCTCTGCTCTCGGTGCAGGGAGCCCTTGCCAAAAGAAGCCTATGATAAAAAGAGGCGCAAGGCTTGGGGCGCAACCAGAAACACGAATCGCGGAACGAGAAAGTCCTGACTAGACAATTGCGCAGACGTATCCGCCACAAATAAAATAAAGTCCTAGCGCGGCCAGTTGTACTTGAACCATCGTGCAGCCTTTGCCCCTTCTTCGCCTCTTGTATCAAAATGAACAAAGCTTTCGTAAAGACCCAAGCCGTAAGCCTTGCCGCGTCTTCTTGCTGCGTTTTCTAGTTCGATGTAGAGCCTGAGCATATAAGCACCGTGCTTCTTTGTGCTATCGACGTAAGTAATATCTGCCGCATAGACGACACCATCACGAGGCAAGTGCCAGCTTTCTTTGGCACCACCGACTTGAGCATTGTGAGACTCGCAACGATAAGACGAATTGATTCTAAGCGGGCCTAGCTTGCATCGAACCTCATCCAAAATACTGACGAGCAACTGGCTGGGGTTTGTCTTACCGCAGCACGCGCAAGCAAACTCGTCCGCGCTGAAGTATTGCCCGACCTTGCCCATTACTTTTTCTTGCCCTTGCAGGGAGAGGTCTTCGGCTTCACCTTTTTAGGCTTAACTTTCTTCGGTCGTCCAACCTTGCTTCCGTATGTACCTTTACCTTGCGGCATCTCACCACCTCATTTTTAGGCCAGCCGCTGCCGACCAGTCACCTGTGTTTGCAAACTCTCCACTAGCAAATGCAAAGACATCCTTGCCTAGTGCCAGGTCTACATTAGCAATACCCCGGGGGCCATCAGGATTAACAACAGCACCAAGCATAATATCAATCGTATCCTTCGGAAGTTCCGATGCTTTTGCCAAACCTCCCGCAACAACATCGGTCAGTCCTTTTTTACTGCGGCCTGCGCAGCTTGAACATGAGCAGCACCCAAGGCTTCCTTGCCCTTAACCAAGCTTCTACCCATCGTATAACTGCCACCGCATACAGCGGCCAAGAGCGCACCAATCATCTGGGTCCATTGGTTACCCTCGATGCTGGCCAGTACGACACCGCCGACCATACCGATGATACTGATAATAAATTCTGACGACTTAAGTCCCGGTTTCATTTCGACATCTCCCGTCGCATCTCTTCTCGTGTCTCAAGCTTCGTTAAGTAAATTCGGAATTCTTCTCTGAACTCACATAAGTCTCGATGCGTCTTCACTAATTTTTCATTCACGTGGGCAACTTCTTCTTGAAGCTCGCCTACCTTGTTTTCTAAAATAGTTATTCGGGAGTAAGTTGACACGCCGTTATTCTTTTCTTTGTGCTGCTTAATGGCCGTTGCTACTCCCCAGATGGCAGCGATAAGACCTGCTGTTCCTGTTGATTGGAGTAGCGCATCTTCCATATCAGTCGCCTGCCAGCTTCAAGCGTGACTTGAGCCAATCAGGTGGGTCTTTTACAGTGTACGATTCCGGCCTTGGGCGCTCACCGCTGATGCCTGAGTTTCCCGGTGCTTGAAATTCCCCATCGGCTTCATCATGTGCCGCCTGGGCTGCGAGTGTATCGGCTTCATGCTTTGCCTTGCTTGCATCCCACTCGACAATATCGGCTGCACGTTGTGCTTGAGTTTTACCCTGCTCAACGTACCAGTCTTTAACTTGGTCATCAGGCAAGTCTCTCTCGTGAATCAAGGTTTTTCCTGTCAACTCTTCAACTGCTTGAACCAGCCCGAACATATCAACGGTCAACTCTTTGCCTATGTAAGCATTCTTAGAGCGATATACCCACGGCTGAGTATAACTTGCATCAGGTGTAAACATTTCAAAATTGTGAGGTGATAGCAGGGTTTCGGCTCCCGTCTCATCTTGAACATACATCTCTGCACTTGCACCAATGGCATAAAACTGTGCGCAATCCGTGATTGCCGCAGGCTCGGACCCAACCGCAGCAATCGCCACGGGACCGGCAAGCTTCGCCGCCGTTGTCGTATTGTTTGGGTCAACAAACCAGCTTGAATCAGACTGGTCTGCGAACTTCGCGCCGAGCACAGTTGCGGTAAACTTTACGTCTCCGGTTACGTGCAATATTTTGTCTGCACTTGTGTTACCAATGGACACTCTTTGGTTTGCGGCAACTCTGAGGGCCTCGGTGCCGCCGTTTGTTTTTATTACAAGCACTTCTCCAGCTACAATAGTGGCTGTGTCAGAGCTTGACTCAACTTT